TCAGTATCTACTGCTTCAACATAGGAATCAAGTAGTTCGGTAGTATCTTCTAGCGAGACCTTCTCGTCTTCGACGCTGTCTCCCATATACTCCTCAAATGATTCTGCAATCTTTAACTCATATGTCTCAATAGATTGTAATTTATCCACAAATTTATCGAACATATACAAGTCATTTTTATTTATAACAATCAGCTTTATGAAATGTTTTTCAAACTGACTGACATCTAACTTGTCATAATCGACTTTAGTATCATCGTATATAACTTTCTTAAAGATTGTTATTGGATTTCTTACTGCTTCTATTTCTCTTGTTTCTGTATCAAGCACATGGAAATACTTAGGGTCATCAACATCAGCCCAGGTAAACTCCATTTGCGAACCAAGATAAGTCACATTGCCTTGACTTGATTTAGTATGGAAATGACCAGATAGGACCATTTCAAATCTAGAAAATACATCAGCATTCATACCATGTGGATTAGGCATCCCTGCCATCATGTCGAATCCTTTCAATTCCAAGTGAGCACCAAGTATTGGAGCTTTGCATTGCATAGCCCATTTAGTATATTCTTCATAGTTTGAATTATTAATCCAAGGTATTACTGCTACTCCAAGTCCATCATAATCTAATACAGTTGGTTTCATAACGATGTTGACATTAGACGTGAAGTAGCCGAGTAATTCTTTAAGAGAACATAGTTCATTAGTGTTCTTAAAATAAACATCATGATTACCAGGTATTATATCCATAGTAATGCCAGCTTCTTTCATTGGTTCAAGAAAATGTTTTCTATTAGTATTGAGAGCTTTAAAGTTAACAAACTTTCTATGCTCGTAATAATCTCCTAAATGTAAGATATGTTTTATATCATGTTCTTTTAAATAAGGAAAAAAGACATCTTCATAAAATCTGCCTTGATACTTTAGAAATATATCACTGCTATTCCTGACACCACAATGAGTGTCATTTAATATTGCTACTTTCATAGTGCTCTTTGATTTACTGCTTTTGCTTGCTTAGATAACGCAATCATTCTTCGATTTGCTCTTTCTATTCTTCTATGAGATAGTTTTATCTTTTCCATAGCTGCTGCAATTCTTTTAAGATGTGGTTTTCTTTTTTTAGTCTTTTCAAATCTTTTAGATGAAATGACGTTATTACGATTTTTTTGTTTTGTACTCATTTTTTTCATGACATAAACAGCTCAAGTTTTTCTTTCTCTCGCTTCTTCTCCTCTTTTGCAAATTTCTTAATTGCATCATCTTTAGTACGAATAGTACCAATCCTTTGTCTTAATGTATCTACATAAGCCATTGTTTGTTCCGCACCTTCTGAATCCATACCCATTGCAACAAAATCTTCTATACCCATCTTTTCGATAAATTTAAATTTGATATCTTGTTGTTTCTTTTCTTTAGTTATTCTACGAATAAATGCAAAATAGCATATTTGAGTAAAATATGAAAAGGCGTTTGGCTTACCAGTTCTTGTTGCAGTTTCAATGTTGTAGTTTGCTATTGCTCTTAAGCAATTTTCTACAGCATCCATAACCATTTCTTCTCTATAGGTATACCTCACGAAGTTCGGTCTGTGAGACAGTCCTTCTGCAATTCTTATAAAGCATTTTGCAATATAGTCAGTGACTTTAGGTACTTGCATTTCGTTTTCTTTTGCGCTACGAGCTTCAACAGCATAATCCATAACTGCTTCAGAGAATTCTCTGTTATTTACGTAATGCGGTTTTTCTTTTGGCTTTAGTTTTGTGGCCATAATTATTCTCCATAATATTATATTATATCATAGTTTGGGCCAAATGTAAACATATTTTTTTATTTAAATTATTTTCACTTTTTGGTGAAAAAGTCCTTTACATTTTGTGAAAAGTATGATATAATAATATAGTCATCCGGGGAGGATAGAGGTATACTAAATTAATGTAGTGTACGTTTCTTATCCAACTCTTCAGGTATTCCATCTTCAGCATATTCATTAACAAGTCTGTTCTCGTATTCTTCTAAGAGTTCAGCGTCAGACTTAGTTTGAACTGTTTCAATGGGTTTATCCATCTTAAGAGCAAAACTTACGTACGTATCTTTTATAGTCTCTGCTACAGGTACGTGTTGTATAATATTGGTCTTAAGAATTTTAAATGTTTTACTATCACTGAAAGGAAACCAAGCTTGAAACTGAACACCACCTAACATACTTGGATTTAGTCTTACTGGTCTTTCAATTATAAAATTATCGTCATTCTTAATAGCAACGAGACCGATAATCTCTTCGCCATTCATAAGTTTAAAGTGTCTTATATTTAGTCCTTCCATATTATATATTTATATCAAACATTTTGTAGTTAAACCGTTCTTTAGAATAGATTTTAATTCTTTCAGCTGCGTGTTGTAGGGTATAATTCTTTTGATTCTTCCAGTGTAAGTCATCTGCTATATCGTATATTTTAGTATCTTGTCCGTCTTCACTCTTCCTCAAACCTCTCCCGATTGATTGAAGGACTCTAATTTGACTTTTGCTTGGAGAAGCAAAGATAATGTTATGCAAATTCCTAATATTAATACCAGTGCTAAAAGTTCCAATGGAAGCAACAATAATGGCGTCCTTTTCTTTTTCAGTAATCTCACGGACTGACTCTCTTGTATCGACATCTGTTTCTCCTGATACATAAAACAGTTTTCTACCTTTTGGCATTTTAGTTTTTAGTAAGCTATGCAATGGTTTACCATGTTTATCTACATAATTAAAAAGAATCAATGTATTGCCTGTTTGGTCTAATGCTAAATTACTAATAAAGTTATTTCTTGGTTCGTATCTTACAATAAAATCTAATTCTTGCTGATACTTTTCTTTAACAATCTGTTTACAGTACTCTTCTTTATATTTTAATATTAATATATTTATATCTAATTGACTTAAATCGTCATTATCCATTAATTCTTTTGTAGTAGTCACTTTATATACTGGACCAAATAAACCTTCCAATACTAACTGATGAGTTTGAGTTCCATCTAGTGTTCCAGTAGTACCAATACGATATTTAGCTTCAGTACATTTTTCTAATATACTAGTTAAAGACTTAGCTTTAAAGTTATGTGCTTCATCTCCTACTACCATTCCAAAACCGGAAAACCAAGATTGTGGTAATTTATAAACTGATTGCCAAGTTGATATAATAACTCTCTGTTTCATATCATGTTTTTCTCTGCCTGAATATATTCTATGGCAATTATCGGCATGAGACCATTTATCTTTAGAAGAATAGTCTCCGAAATCAGAATACATTTGCTCTACCAATGATGTAGTAGGTACTATAAGCAAAACATTACCATCAAAAACATCAAGGTAATATCTTATGGCTAAATATATGATTAAACTCTTCCCAGAAGCAGTAGGTGATAGCAATAAGGTTTTCTCTCGAGAAAGCGTGTGCGACAGTCCCTCCAATTGATATTGTCTAGGTATTATATCCCCTCCATTCACAGAGAGGGACAATTGGGATAATAGCCCATTTATGTCAGGGCTGAGGGCGGACTCGAGTGCACCATAGGCTGGCGATTCTATCACTTTTAGGTTATAATCTCTAACTGCACAAAACTCCTGCAAATATTTGTGCAATCCTGTGTATAATGTTTTCTTTCTAGAGTCAAATAATCTTATTTTGCCGTCCCACATTCTATTTCTGTAAGCTGGCATAAATTTATACCCAGGCACAAAGAATTGGAAATGCTCAGAGAGTTCCATTTCTATAGATGGGTCAGTTTGAATATTTAAGAAGACTTCGTTCTTCTTTTGAATAGTTATCGTATCCATTAAATTCCGCTAGTAAATTTTCTCCACTCAATCATGTTCTTTATATTTTGATGTCGCCATTTAATGTTTTCTAATATTTCTTTTAATGTGGTACAAAGCTCTTCTAAATACTGTATCTTAGCTTGATGCTCTTGTATGATTGGGTCAGAATCATAGTAATAATCCATATCCCCTTTTAAAACTGTCAGTCCATTAAGTGGGTCATAATCCCAACCTCTTTCGTCAATTTCTTGCTTACTCATCTTACCATTATAATGCATCCATTTATCTTTAAGAAGCACTTTAAATTCAAGTTCAGCTTTTTTAAGTTTCATACGATTTATTGAAAGTAGTTCTAGGTATTTACCGTGGAGTTTTGCGGAATCTCTTGACGTCTCATCTAGATTCATTTCATCGATAACTGAATCAGTTTTCCACATTTCTAATATTTGTTGCAAATTGTTCATAGTATTATTATATCATACTTTGGTGAAAAAGTAAACTGTTTTTTATATAAATTCAAAGTTAGTATAACTAAATGTAATATCCATTTGTACGTATTGAATAGATTCTGATTGAGCATCAAATTCTATAGGTGACATACTATTTGGAAATACACCGTTAAACTTAACTTCTTTAACTACATTATTGTGGGATGTAAGTATTAAAAGAGTAGCATCAACTTTTAAGTCTTCTGCATTATTGTTGTTTGCAATTCTATGCATCCAATCAAATGTCTCTATATAATTATCTAGATTCTCTGTCACGTTAATACGTAAATTTAAATCTTCAAATTGGAGTCTATCACCTGTAAAATCTAAATTGACTCCACGATATGGCATTGTAGATGGGGCCATACTTAATCCTGGCATTGTACATCCAACAGCAAAATATTCTAAGTTAGGATATTCATTACTGTTAATTTTAAATTGAAATCCTACTGGACTCAAAAAATTCTTATTTGTAGTTAATGTTGCCATATATCTATTTATAAAAGTTGTGGGGTCAGTTTCCCAACCCCGTTATCGTTACTTCTCAACGACAAATTCATTAAGTTGTCTAGCAACTCTAATAACTTCTTCACCAGTGATTTCTCTTAAAGGTAAAGGTTTTTT